GTAGCTCCTGTATCTCCTTGGCTACCTAGACCAGTAGCTCCTGTATCTCCTTGAGTGCCCGCTCCAGTTGCACCAGTATCACCCTGAGTGCCCACTCCAGTAGCTCCAGTATCTCCTTGAGTGCCCGCTCCAGTTGCGCCTGTGGCACCTTGGCTACCTAGACCAGTAGCTCCAGTGTCACCTTGGGTGCCTACCCCTGTAGCACCAGTATCTCCAACAGCACCTGTGTCTCCAACAGCACCTGTGTCTCCAACAGCACCAGTATCTCCAACGGCTCCAGTATCACCTTGCGGGCCTTGAACGTTAGATGCCGCCCCTGTGTCGCCTTTAGCGCCTGTGTCTCCAACGGCTCCTGTGTCTCCAGCTACTCCAGTATCTCCTTGAGGGCCTGTATCCCCGTCGTTACCAGATCCAACCCTAAAGACTTGAAACCAGCCGCCCCTTGAAGACCCCGTGAAATCGTCGTTGTACTCAAGGTCGGTACTTGCTATCTGAAGCCCCAATGACGACGAACTTCCGAGATCATTGTCTATACCCTCTATGTAAACTGCAACACTGTCCCCAGCGGAAAGGCTAACGATTTCTAATCCGATTGCCGTTCTAAAATCACTTGTTGAGTTCGGTGGGATAATATTGTAGTCAACTATACATTCGGCATATTGCGTGCCCCCTGCAGATGTTGCGGCGTATGTTTTGTAGTTATACTGAGTGAGAGATTGACCCCCATCGTCCTTATAGAAGTTTATGGTATAGGCAATAACATACGTTCCCGTTGTATCGATATCTATCTCAAAGTTGGTCGCGTCTACAGTAAGGCCGTCCGCTATAGCACTAGTGTCAAAGGGAATCTTCTCGTACCCGCCGTCAGTAGCGTCTGCATCAGAAAAAAGGAACTCATCAGTACCACCTTCGTGCCTAGAAGAAGATATGGTCATCTTACCCATTTTTAGGGAAATAGCGCCATCAGCTCCTGTTGCTCCTTGAGGGCCTGTTGCTCCTTGAGGGCCTGTTTCTCCTGTTGCTCCCCCAGGGCTTCCCTGAGCGCCCGTATCTCCTTTAACGCCAGTATCACCTTGAACACCAGTGTTACCAGTCGCTCCTGTGTCACCCTGTGGGCCTTGAACATTCGAATCCGCTCCAGTGTCTCCTTTAGCTCCTGTATTGCCTGTAGCTCCTGTATTTCCCAAGGCACCAGTCGCACCTGTAGATCCAGTGGCCCCGCCAGGGCTACCAGCGGCACCAGTATCACCTTTAACACCAGTGTTACCAGTAGCACCCTGTCCTCCAGTACCAGTATCTCCTTTTTGACCTGTCGCTCCTGTATTACCTGTGGCTCCAGTCTGTCCGACCCCAGTAGCCCCAGTAGCTCCTGTATCACCACCAGACCCCGACCCTACCTCAGTCCAGTACGAGCTGTTACTCCATTGAGTTGCCGTATTCCCGTCAAATATGTATGCCTTTCCGTCGTTAGCCATAAGGGCCATAAACGGGGACGACCTTACATTGGCATTGAGTTGCTCGCGCTCATTGACGGTCTGAAATATGCCAAGACCCTTGACCTGTCTTTGCTCAAGGTTAATGACAACCTGAACACCGTCGTCAGGTCTCTGTACAACTCCTGTAAATACTGGCATTATGGATTATTGTCGAATCTGTATTTGTATCCGCTGAGGTTGATCGTGACAGCGTCGATCGTCCTAAGGATTATAAATTTAGTCTTATTACTTGAGTTTCCGTACTCCGTCTCAATCTCTCTGTCGTAATCCAACACATACAAGTCTCCGTTTGCGTTGGTCGTGGGCTGAACCACCTGAGTAAACTGGCTGCCACCCGTGTCAATCTGAATCACCCTAAGGTTGTTTGCACCGACACCAGTACCAGTAATCGTCTGTCCGTCCCCGTCATCCCAGTTACAGTATATACTTGGGATAAAGAAGTATATAAACACCCCTCCATTTGCAGCGGTTCCCGCGAACCCACTACCCAACGTTAAAGTAACGTCGAGCTGAGTACTACTAGTGTCTTGATAGTCCAGGTTGGACGGCTCGGCAGCCCGCTTCATCCTTGTGCTGCTAGAGATGTCGTACAGGGCCTGGAAGTTATCTCCAGCCGCCCCAGTAAGCGCAGTGGCTCCGTCTGTTGAGGCTACGGCCTTTACTACGTTTCTGTTCCATTCTACATCATAGGTGGCACTAGCCGCAGCCGTGGAAGTCCATGTGGTGTAAGGGTATTTGTCATCCCAAACCTTTATCGTGTACGTCTTTGAAGAAGGCACAGATATGAACCCCTCATCATCGTAAACAGAAGACAAGGTGGTGTTACCTGTAATCGTAGTTGCGGCCTTTACAACGTTATTGGAATCGTCTCTAATTTCATACTTCTGAAGCGGAACGGCTGGGCTGTTTTTGGTTATACTTCCTGTAAAGCTATTCCGTCCGTTGTACTCAATTCTGTTTGCGTTGGACTCCCCCGTTATACTAGCGTTGTCCCTTCTGGTTGCAGCAAAGCCAGTTATGGTTACAGCAGAGTACGTGGGGTCGTAAGTAAGGATGTCGCTGTTTACCGTCTCGTTTGTCTGGCTATCAGTAACCTGAACCCTAAAGTGTTGAAATGTAGATGACGCTGGGTTTGCTGCAAACGAAACAGTCTGATCAGGGAAGGTCGCGGTTTGATTTCCCGACCCCGTCTTTACGATCGCTGACCCCTCATCGGCGAAGTTGGAGTTCTGGTTTGCCGTAGCTCCAGTAAACTTTTGCAACTGAAAGGACAAATCTGCCCCCTGAGAGTCGTTTACGTTGTTTAGGGTAGAGCTAATCGAAACAGAAGTAGAAGTAGAGGTAGTGTCGTAGTTTATGCTCGCTGGGTCTCCAGTTATAGAAGGGGTCCCCAAGGTTCCGAGCTGGATCAAAGCCTCCTTGATAATGTCCAGTGCGGTTTTAGTTCCATCTCCTGCTTCAATGTCGTCAGCCTTTGTAAACTTCCCAAATATCCTCTCTTCATTGGCTGCGTTCGGAAGGAAGATGTCGATGTCGTTTTCTAGCCTCTCCTCTGGTCCAGTAGCGCCTTGAGGTCCTGTAGCGCCCGTATCACCATCAGGACCAGTGGCACCAGAGTCACCGTACCCGCCAGGAACTCCAGTGTCACCTCGAAGTCCCGTGGCACCCTGAGGTCCAGTAGCGCCATCAGATCCTGCCAGTCCCTCGGTTGTGGAGGTTAGTACGAACACCGTGTCACCAGAGAACGAAGAAATATCACTGACCCCTCCGTTGTTGACGAGCGTTAGACTACTGAGAAGTAGCGTAGGAGAAGTGTAGTTGGCCTGAGAAAAGGTGTATTTCATTACACCCCCAGTAGTGTCGATATTTATTGCACCTTTTCTTATAGAAGCTATATCATCGAAATGATCAGACAGGGATAAAGAACCTGTGCTAAAGACCATGTCCTCGTCAAGCTTCATGCTTGTGACGTCAGCTGGTGCCGTCCCCCCACTCGTCAAAAGAAGTATTTCCCCGTCTCCTGGGGTACCCGATGTTCCGTTTGTATACTTGAGTCCAAACGGCCTTCTACCGATAGGTGAAATTCCTGTCGTAAAGCAAATCTTTACGTCTATATTGTTGCTGGCACCACCACCATACGTGTCAAAAGTCGATGAGCTTCCAGAAACAAAACTGAGACCAACAATACCAAATTGAGTTCCAGCATCTATTACAGCTGCGTACTCATAAATAAACTGCTCTTCGTTTACTCCCCCTGGATCTTCGTAGACCACCATAGTGCCTCCGAGCCCGCTGCTTACAATATTCCCCAGAAGTTGCTGTGAGTCAGAATCGAGGGCTGCATCTGAAATCTTGATTATCTCAAGTTCGTTCGGATCCGCAGCCCCCTGAGTCTGGCTAGAGGAAAACTGGAAGACAACGTTAGTGGAGTCTTCACCTTTAAAATCTAAACAGAGGGTGTTGGCAGCAGGATCCCCAGTAGGCCCAGTATCACCGCCTGGACCCGTATCCCCATCAGGCCCCGTAGCCCCAGTATCACCATCTGGACCTGTAGCACCCGTGTCACCATCAGGTCCTGTAGCGCCCGTATCCCCATCAGGCCCTGTTGCTCCAGTGTCGCCGTCAGGCCCCGTAGATCCAGTGGCTCCGCTCCCGTCTGTCCCGCAGCAAACGTAATAATCGAAGCAGAATTGATAGCTCTCGCTACCAGAGTTGGTTTGATGCCAGTCTAGGGTAGAGGATCCTGAGATGTGGGAGACAGAAACCCTATACCCCGTGAAACTAATGTTGTCTGGCCCTACGTTGGTGTAGCTTCCACTTTCTATTGCGGTGACTTGGAAGTAGGCAGCAGTGTCTGTACCACTGTTATTGAAGTCACCATACACCCTCAACACAGCCTCAAGATCAATGTTAGAGGCAGCAGAGGCTATGGCGTCAAAAAGATTTGCGTCAGTGGTATTGGTGGGGACGTAGATGTATGCTGTATCGGTTACGTTTGATGTGTCGCTGTTCCCACTTGTTGTCGGGTAGAACTCGTCTGCAGAGTCTATAGCCCTGTCAATAACCAAGTCCGTGCAAAACAGCATAGGACCAGTTGCCCCAGTATCTCCTGCAACACCCGTATTACCAGTAGCACCCGTATCGCCAGTAGCCCCTGTAGCACCAGTGGCTCCAGTGTCTCCATCACCCCCTACGGCTAAGGGGGACAAACATATTTTGTGAACCACAGCTGCGCTTGGAAGAGCAGAAGATCCACTTAGGTGGTTTATGTTTCCAAACTTGTAATACGTGTTACTGTTTACCGTTGCGGAATTTATTCCCGTAGATGTAAACTGCCACTCCGTTCCGCCAGACGCCGTTATAGTTACAAGAGCCCCTCCTTGAGCGACAAAAAAGTCCAGAACGGAAGAGTTGTCTACTATCGTGCTGTCTGAAAAACTTGTAACTCCGTTTTCATGAAGGTACAGAATAGTAGCATTTGCAGGGTCTGTGTCGGACCCCACCATGTATGCGCTTTCCGTTGATGCATCATTCGGAATGTCTGTGTCGGACTCAAACTTATAATAGAGGCACTGCTCTCCAGCTGGGGATCCAGTAGCTCCAGTGCTTCCGTCAGGACCCGTAGCCCCACTGGACCCCGTAGGTCCTGTAGAACCAGTGTCTCCATCTGGACCCGTAGGCCCCGTAGCTCCTGTGTCACCGTCTGGACCCGTAGGGCCTGTAGGGCCTGCAACAGTGGAAGCTGGTCCAGTAGCACCTGTGTCACCTTGAGGCCCCTGTACAGTGGAGTCTGCACCCGTGTCTCCTTTAGGTCCAGTAGATCCAGTGTCGCCTTGGGGCCCAGCTACGGTTGAATCCGCTCCTGTGTCACCCTGCAATCCTGTGTCACCCTGAGGTCCCTCTACGGTGGAGGCTGCTCCCGTGTCACCCTTAACGCCAGTATCTCCCTGTGGCCCTTCAACAGTAGAAGCTGGTCCTGTGTCTCCAGTTAATCCAGTATCGCCTTGCGGACCTTGTACAGTGGAATCTGCTCCTGTGTCACCTTTTACACCAGTATCGCCTTGCGGACCTTCTACAGTGGAGGCAGCCCCCGTGTCACCTTGCAATCCCGTATCTCCCTGAGCCCCTGTATCTCCTTTAGGTCCAGCAACCGTAGAGTCAGCACCAGTATCTCCTTTAAGTCCCGTGTCACCTTGTGGGCCTTGCACAGTCGAATCTGCACCAGTGTCACCCTTTAGACCTGTCGCACCAGTGTCTCCTTGAGCGCCCGTGTCTCCCGTGGGCCCCGTTGAACCCGTAGCACCAGAGTCTCCGCCCCCAGGTCCAGTCGCACCCTGAATACCCGTAGCACCCGTTGCTCCCGCCCCCGTGGCGCCCGCACCTCCGTCATAACCTCTTGGACCAGGCTCACCAGTGGCCCCCGTAAGACCAGTGTCCCCAGTTAGACCCGTATCCCCTTGTTCTCCAGTAGCACCCGTGTCACCATCCTCTCCAGTCGCTCCAGTCGCTCCAGTATCTCCTTTAACACCTGTGTCACCAGTGGGTCCCTGGTCTCCTGCAGGACCAACAACTTGACCGTCAAAGCTGCTTGCGTCAACGAACGTTGCTGGGTCCACGGATATGACAGCAGAGCACAGATCCTCAGTGATCTTCACCACCTCTGCCTCTACTGGTATTGGGCAGACGATGGTTACGGTAGTATCCGTCTGCTCCGCGACACAAGCCACTTGGCTCGTCTCAGAGAGGTTGATGCAGGTTACATCCTGATCAGCTATGGTGATAGAACAACTAGCGGGTTTGCTGACGTTTATCGTCCCCGCGTTGTCTATTACAACCCTTATATCCGCGTCGGAGTTTAGGGCCATATATCAAACCAGAGTTACGTCTTCATTTACCTTGAAGGTCCCGTAAAGATGGGTCTTCACTACACTTCCTGTCGTTGTTCTTTGAAGGTCGTAAACGTACAGCCCAGAGGATATTGCAGCCATTGTAGCCGCACTTGCCACTATGGTAAGCTTGGAGTTGGTCTTTTTTCCGTTAGAAACCGTGTAAGTAAAAGACGTGTCTTCAATTATGGCGGTATCAGAAGTATCTGTTTCCCTCACGTCCATGTCCCACTCGGTGGCGGCGCCAGCCGTCCCCCCCGCTCCATCTTCTTTCTCAAAATCCAAGGCCAGGGAAAAGGTGTCCCCCTTCCTGCAAATGATGTCCAGTCTGGCTGCGGTGTCTAGATTTACCGTTGTCTTACTGCTGCCCATTTATTCCAAATTTTTCTTGTATAGTTTTTTGTTGAGCCATCTGCCCTTGAGACATAGGGGGTTGGGCAGTGGTTTCAGGTTCAGAGATTTCGTCTCTTTGACCCTGCCTCTGTGAGATCAACTTACTCTGATCAGAGGTTTGCTTCTTAACCCTCTCGTCTTTTCTGTCTTCCTTAAAGACTTCAAGCTTTTCTCTGTACTCCCTGTCGTCCGTCTTGATACCGAGAACTGCCTCAGCCTTGATGGTTTCGATCTCCTTTTTGTGCTCGTGCTTGAGCTTCTCCATCTCCATCTCAAGCTGAACCTTCATCTGCATGGTTTGGGCGTCAATCTGAGCCTGCATCTGCATCTCCTGCTGTCTAGCCTGAGACGCCGCCTGAGCGGACTGAGCTTGAGCTTGAGCCTGGGCTTGGGCACCTTGCTGGGCCATCTGCTGGTTTCTAGCCATACGCTTCTTCCGCCTGACGATCAAAAGCCTCTCGGCTTGATTCACGTCCTTCAGCTGCCTGATTGCAATAGCATCCTCAATGTCTAGTTCCTTTTGCGCGATAGAGGCCTGAATGTTTTGCTCCAGATACTGTTTCTCTATCTCTTCCATTTCCTTTACCACATGCACCCCGAAATTGTAAAGAGGCAGGTCGTGAAAGGTGGTTATGATGTCGGAGTTCTCTTTTCCAATAGCGTTCTCATAGGCCCTGTACAGGATGCTGTTCTTCGGGATTACCTGAATGCATTTAACGATGTCAGCGCACACCTTTTTGAACAGAACCATCGAGGAGTTCGTGATGTCGTAGATGGCGTTGTTGCCAGCAGCAATAGCTTGTTGTCTAACTCCAACCAGTTGATCACCCTTCGGTGTAGAGGCGTCCATAGCCTCGTTGATTCCCGTGGCATCTCTAATCAGCCTCAGGTAGTGGTTGTAAAGGTTGATGAACTCATTGATGTTCCGTATGTTGTTACCGATTTCCCTGATGGGAGGGTTTTGGAAACCGCCTTCGGGATTCTTGCTACGGTAGTAGAAGACACCTGTCTGTTCGTAGATGTCGTGGAGATCGAGAGGTTGGAGTTCGCCGCCTTTGCCGAGCTGAACATTTTCCAAGCCCTCGATATCAATGATGATACCATCTGGCTTTGCTTTTGCGATTGCCTGCTGTATCTTCAGGTGTGTAAGCTGCAACTGGTCTGCGAAACCTATGCAGCTGTCAACCATAGACTTAGGTATGTTTCCTTGAAGGTTTGTTGCAACAACCGAGTAGGACATCGTGGTCCTAGTCAGGTCATGCATGTTCTTCGGAAGATTCTTCTTTATACCATAGTTGAATATCTTGTCACACCCCATTACGTAACACCCACCGTACACCGTAACGTTGTGCATCTTGGTGACACTCCTGTTATATACAGAGTTGGTCGGAGCCTTATAGTTCTCGCCCTTGTAATAAAAGCCAGTGTTCCCGTACTTATTGTCCTTCTGCTCGAAAGTCATGCAATCAAGACTCAAGAACTCGAAATCCATGACGTCCACCATGTACTGATCGTATGCACCACGGTTGTTCCCAAAAGAATTGTCGTTTGCGTAAGACCTTGGAGTCGACATGTCGTAAGAGTATCTCTTTGCGACCTGGTTTGCAATCTTCTCGTACTCGTCGTCAGTGAACTGGTCCCCAGCAATCCTCTTTAGTTCCTGAAGAGAAATTCTTTTCACATGACCAGCATACACAATGTCCCCAAAGTTTGGGTCTTCGGTGTAGCTATGAACAAAGTTCTTCGGATCTACGTACTCAATCTTGATTCCGTAGTTGGGGTCGTTTGTTCTTTTTGTCACAGCCATACCAAGCGTGGTCACGTCATTGACACACCTCCTGTATATGGAATCATTGAAGTCATTCCACTTCAGTGTCATGTTGGTTGCAACCTGAGCCGCGACCTCGCCAGCTGTCTTGATGTTGGTCTCTAAGAAAATTTCTGCCTCCTCAAGAGTCTCTGGTATCTCCTTGCCTCCAGATATATCACGACCAATTTTCTCTTGAACCTTAGCGATCTTGTCCTTGTTCTGGACCATCATCTTAACCTTCCTCCTCTCCGCATCTTTTTCGCTAGAGGATATTGGATCGACTGCCTCAAGGTTTGGGTACGGATCACTTGATAGTATCTTGTTCACCACAATCCTAACGAACTTAGGAAGGATAGGCACGGGGGTGAAGTCCAGGTTCAAGAAGCTTCCGTCAGCGTTACTAGGGTCGAGGCTGTTCAGCAACTGCCTGTAAATGCTGGTATCCTGGGTTCCGTTTGCGTATGCCCTGTTTCTCTCAAACGTAGTGGCCCTTTTCTTGTAAAGCGAATTATCTCGCTCGATAGCTCCCCACTGAGATGAAATTGCCTTTGCATACGAAAGGCCGTACTTCTCACTTTCTTTCTGCTCCCTTGAAGCCAGAGGGTCTGGAAAGCCAATACTGTTCTTGCCTTGCTTGCCGTACATCTAACCGCAAATATAACAAACTTAACGGTGCCATTCTTTTGGCTTTGTCTTCCTGAAGAACCTCTTGCCCTCGAAGTTTGACTCTTTTCTTTCTTGCTTTACTTTTTGAGCTGCGAGAAGGGCAAGGCCAGAACTAATAGTCAAGTCATATTTTGTCCTATTCGTGATCTTGTACCCTATCCAGTCCTCTAGAGTCCTGTTAAAATACATGTTACCGAAGTCAGCGGTATCTGGCTTTATTCCAACATGGTTGTGGATGTACGCTTCAATCGCGTGAGCGTGAGCCTGTATGACGTCTTGGGACGTAGATGGTATCCCCTTTGTCTTGACGTTCACCCTCGCCCCAGGCGGCGTGAGATGCTTGGGCCTATCTAGCACGTATCCGTCATAACCCCTCTTCTCAAAGTACCTTACAATACCGTACTTGTTATTCTCGATCAAGAGCGGGTAGCCGTAGTAAAAGGCTGCCATCAAGACATCCTCGTAAAATATGCTGGCTAGATCTGGACGTGACGCATACTCCAATACAAACATGTTGCTGGGTATGTCGTCGTTCATATTAAACTTATTGTATAGATGCAGAGCCCCCTTAGAACCCCTGCCATCAACAGTCTCGTCAAGATCGTAGGAGTCAACCCCACCACATCCGAAGTTTGAAAACGGAGCAACTCTCTTCCCTCTTTCGTTCCTGGATATATTCCTCCTGTCTTTCGGCGGCATCCAAGACACCTTGAACCTACCCTTTGGGTCTGGAGAAAATACAACTTCCTTGTCTTTTACTTTCCAGATAAAATTACCCGTCACGACAGGGTCGGGGAACATGTTGCTGTTCCAGTCTATCTGCTGATAAATCTTTCCGATGTTAAATATGCTGCCTTCGATGCTGTCACGAAATGCCTCGTCTTCAGTTAGAGGGAATTGACGTATGATCTCGTTTAGTTCAGAAGGGTCGTGCTTGAGGCTGTCTCTCTCGTTTTTTAGGTAGGTCTTACTGCCCTGATCGATCATCTCCCCGTCTACGCCTTCTATCTCAGCATCAGGATCATCCACAACAGGGTTGCCGTACAGATCAAAAAAACCTTCAAGAGCGTGATCAGCAGGTATAAAAATACGGTAAAGGCCGCTCCTGGTCCTTCCGTTGGCATTCCTTTCAGCAGGGTCTGAATCTTCCCAGAGGTTCTTGTACTCTTCACCGCCTTTGTCCATTGGGTTTACGGTGGAGCCCACCAGGGCCTTACCGATTACTTTCTTACCAACGATGAGACAAGTTCGCTCAATCCTCCAGGCTTCCCTGATGTCGACTGGCTTCTCCCACTTACCCGCCTCGTCGAGGTAGAGCATGTGTAGCTTTTCTCCGTCATAGGCGTTGTTGGTGGTGTTTTTCCAGTTGATGATGGTGTTGAGGGCGTCACCCTTCTGTGACGTCTTATTTTTCTTGGTGATTCGTTTCGATGGTTCCCGAAAAGCGAGTTCCATACGTGGGTTCGTCGTTCCATCCTGTATAGGTTTAAAGAAGAATGGGTAGCTCCGAAACATCGGTATTACCTTCTTCATGAATATGTTCTCCTGGGAGTCTTTACCAGTCTTGGACTGGATTCCTAGGAGCTTGTCTTTTACTTGCGTAGCTTCGTCAACAAGTACAGCGGCACAGATATTAGTATAGCCAGAACGGCGACACTTAGTATATAGCTGACCGATACAACGGGGATCAGCTTCGCACGCAGCCATGTGAAGAAAGATCTCACGTTGGAACGCAAGATACGAAGGATATCCGATATCGATTTTGCTCCACTGGAGGAACATATAGTGTCGCCCCGTAATGTACGTAGGCACACCATTGTTGTAAAACCAAACACCGTTACGCCTGCGCTCAAACTCCTGCTCGATGAAAGGAGAAAAGGCACGTCGAAACTCGGCTGGTTTCTCGAACCACTCATCCATACTTCTAATCCTCGACAGTTCCTGTGGCACATCGGTGCGGCGCCACATCTGCATTCTTTTAGGTAAGTCGTGGAATAGAATGTCTGGTCTCTTTGGAACTTTCGGAAGAGCAATGTCAAGACCGTGGAGCGAAATAACTTCTCCTTGCTCACCTGAACTGTCCAGCCGAATAACGTCATCGGACTTGTCCATAGCGATTGCTTTTGAATGAGGGCATGCCAACCTTCTTTTCAGCCAGCTCCATGTACTTCCCGCATTCGCACTTTACATCGTGACGAACCTGGCCGTCAATGACTTTGATCGATACGCTTCCGCTATGGTCTACGGTTTTGCCGCACTCGCACTTATACTTCGACATCTTCTTTTAATTGATACCAGCCCTTGTTGGTGTATACGTTCATTACGTCCTCAAAGTACTTTTCGTACTTAGGCGCGATATTCTCTAGAGAGAACTCTTCTCCTTTCTTTCTGCAGTCATCATAATCAATTTCCTTATTGATCAGCTTTTGAGTAGCTTCCACAAAGTCATTAAAGGTTCTGCACCTATACCCTGTCACTCCGTGAATGTTGTTTTCTGAGAAAGCGCCCCAGTCAGTAGTAATCGTTGGTGTGCCGCACAAAAGGTTCTCTACCTGAACGCCCCCGAAAGGCTCTATGTACATTGATGGAACGTAGCTGCCAATAGCATTCATCATGAGTTCTTTTCTCTCCTCAAGGCCAACATATCCGACATACTCAACGTGATCTGGAAGGCACTCCACGCAGCTATACTCGTCACCCAGCTGTCCCGCGATCTTCAGCTTAATCCCAAGGTGTTCTGTAACCTGAATAGCAATGTTGACACCCTTTCCGTCATACACCCTTCCAACAAAAAGCATATAATCATCCCGATCATCTGGACCTCTTTCAAAGTCCTTTAGGTCAAAGTAGTTGGGGATCACAGTCTCATACCAATCCATAATTGCACGAGACACGCTACCGACACCCCTGTATGCATGGAGCAAAGCATGGGATTCAAAGACCTTCCATCTTGCCCAGTGACCTGAAGAGTACCCGATTCCTGGCTCTACTACAATCAGGTCCTGGTGAGCGTCGCAGATAGCTCTAACACCATGACCCCAAAAAGCGAGGATGAAGTCGTGCTTCTTTTTTCTTTTCTCTACCTCCTCAATAGCTGTCTTATAGAACTCTTGATACGCATCGTCGTCGGTAGCGAACGTAAAGAACTTGCTCTTAAAGTCGTGATCCCCGTAAACCTTATCCCAAGTCTCTTTGGTCAGTACGTCGACGTGCTCAGTGCAGATCGGATCACTGCCTTCTGTTCCGTAGTGTATTACCGTATGCCCTCGTTCTGTCATCATCTTGCAGAACTTCAAGACCTTCTGTGTGTAAGCGCAGGCACTGAACTCCTCGGTAGTCCTTGTGTGCGGCAATCCTAATGCGTGAAAAGTAAACTTCATATTCTATTTAATTATGTACCCTTGCCAGGACTCGAACCTGGGACCGACAGCTTAGAAGGCTGTTGCTCTATCCAACTGAGCTACAAGGGCTGGTTGGGGCGGCGGGGTTCGAACCCGCGACATCCTGTGTATAAGACAGACGCTCTAACCAACTGAACTACGCCCCAGTTTGATCAACCCCTTTTACGTAGGGGGCCGTCGTGTCGATTACTTACCCTTACTGGCCCTTCTCTTAGGCCTGTTGTTCGCTCTGTTTAGTTTCTCTCTGAGCCAGCCACGTATGCGACCACCTGAGTGAGAGGCGTCCAAGCCATCACCGTTACCATACGTCCCCTTTTTTCGGTTGTGCGCGTTGAGTTCGGCACGGTACGCTTTGGCTTCTTCGCTTGATCCATACTTTCTGTACTCTTCTTTGTAATTTCTTCTAGTTTTCGTACTCACCGTTCCATTCGTCGTTAAAGTATATGTGATCTGTCGTAGACGAAGATACCCAATTAAACGACTTCGTCGTCAAGGTGTGATTACTTGCTGAACTTTTCAGCGAACCCTCCTGAATAGTCTTTGTCTTCTTGGACTTCTCCATTTTCTTGTAGCTCTTTTACCATCTGCTCTAGAGACTGCCGTTCGCGTATTAGCTCCTTGCAGTCGACAGCGGTTTGTTTTACAGCTTGAAGTTCGGCCTTTCTTGCGGATCCGTTTACATCCTGGTCTACTGGTTTTTTCACCTCTTCGATCATGTTGTCAATAGCTATCGCCATGGCGTCCATTAGCTTAACAGCAGCCGAGAGGGTATTAAACTTTGTAGAGGAGCTCCGTGACCGCGACCCTGTAGTATTCCTTGCCATCGATTTTAATTCTGTAGTCTCTGTTCTTTTTGAAGCCAACCACGTCTCCATTGGATACGCCGAGTTCATCAAGCTCTTGGGATGAAAAGGATACCACACCTTCTGTGACTGGGTCTTCTTCCAGCTTAACTATTTTCAGTTCAGATTCGTCAGATCCTTCACCACCTTCATCAACAGGCTCAAGCAAACTCCAACCCTTGATCGGATGGATCTTGCCAGTGTCCTTGTCTTTGTAAGCGATCGCCTGATTCGCAGCCGCATGGTCGTGACTATAGTTGACGATATACTGATTGTCTTCTTTGCAAAGTGGACTACCACCATTGATGACCACATGATGATGGAAGTAAATAGTATCTCCAGCCTTCGCACCCGTGTTATACTTGGCGGGCGGTGCGAGTACCGTTCCTTCTGTGGTTCTGTGTTCGAACTCATTGTACTGAGTGTCTATGTAGAGCTCTAGCCCCGATTCGGTTTTGATGGTGTCTTGAAGTTCTTTTTCTATTTCTACAATAAAGTGTTCGAGTGATTTCATTATATTAGAAGTCTAAATCAAATTCTAGCAAACATGGCATATCGTCAATCGCTTTCCAAAGGTCCGTGCCCTTGCTGCTTTCTGTGTACACTAGGTATCTGCACTTGCCAAACTTGTGCAGGTAGCTGTCATCTTGGATGATTGCGGATATATTTCCGTCTCCAGCACGCATACCTACGAAGTACGCCATTCCATTTTTCGGGTCTTGCCCGATTATAATTTTTCTGATAAGTCCGTCCATTAGTTCAGGGATATACCCATGTCGCCCAGCAGGTCGCTGAGGTCTTCGTCTGGGTCTTCGAATTGCTGGTCCATGATCTCTTTGACCATCTCTAATTCCAGCTTGCTATCTAGGTTGTAACTGAACACGCTCTTCAGTTGAATCTCGTCACCCTCCTTGGGCTCTTTGGTCATATCTACGTCCAGAACCCCTAGCATCATGGCTGACATGACCCTATCTTCGTAACCGAAGTTCTTAATGAGATCTTCAATTTGAATGATCAGGGAGTAGACCTCTGCGATAAACTCCTTGTCTTTTGTATTCATGTATCAAAGATAGGTAATCATGCCAAAGTCCAAAGTAGCTAGAAAAAGGATGTTTAGGGATTTCTCCCTGATGAAACCCAGGTATGTATCTAGGAATGACCTGAAGAGGTTGCACCAGGTTAGGATTGAGTTTTGCGACAAAAACAGCATTTCGTTTAGCCACCTTGAGTTCCTTCTTTGGTGTTACGACCTGGAGTTCTTTACAATAAAGTACGCCTCCGAGGACTATGGTATGAACCATGACAACCTGGCCAATAGGGTGATATACCCGCTTCTAAATCAGGAGTACATATACAAGCACTTCGATAAGCTTACCCCATCTCAAGAAATGGACGACCACCTCTTCAGGGAGGAGACGAAATACAACTATAGGGTTCGATACGCCATAACCCAAAAGGCCAGGCTTCTGATACAGAGATTTTACAAGGAGCTCACCATGGAGAGTACATCATGACCCCGCTCGGCGACCGCGTACCCTTCATAACCTTTTTCCTGTTTTCCCTGTCTGATACATATGAGACGTGGACCCAAGCTGGAGACAGCTCACTACCCATCTCCCAGATCAACTGGTCGAAGTCCAGGTTCTCTTTGATGTACCTAAATATATCGGCATTGCTAATCCTTCCGTACACGTCTGCATCCAAGTCCAAGGCCCTACCCTGACAATGCTGAGATGAGGGGCTACCTCCGATGGCGCTGTTCAACCTAGGGGACCTATATCCAGAGGACACGTATATAGGAACGCCGAAGTGATCTCGGACAGGCTGGAACACGTTCTCAGCTATGCCCTTCAGATTCGCTATCTGCTTTTCGCTTGGCTCGTTTTTCAAACCAAGCCTTGAAGCCGTGATACTTTTTGTCACCTCCTTGAGGGACAGGTTTTTGGAAAGTTGCATTTAGTTTTTTATTGAAATCTTTAGTCTTGAGCCTAGGGTTGAAGTATCCCTTACTGCCCATTATCTAAACCCGACAACTCGACCACCGCTGTACATGCTGGGTTTCTGGCGACCCTTATCAGAGAGTCTCTCAAGCAGGTCCTGCATCTTGGAAGCGCCAGGGCCACCAGTAGACTGACGACCCATTTCTTCCGCCTCTTCTCTTCCGCGCATGGTCTCCTCGTATTGAGGGCTCTGCATAGACCCTTCTTTCACGGCTTCGTCGAGAACGAATCTACCTTCTTCGTCTTGTCTGATCGGGAACTCTTCGTCCATCAGAAACATGCTTCCATCGTCAAGCTGGCCCTGGGCGTACTCGTTCCAGTTCCCATAAACTTTAACAGCGCCCATAGACTCCCATTCTTCGTTCGGGGCGTCATACATAGCGCCGTCTCCGTTCATGTCAACCCAGACATACTCCTTGGTCTCTCCGTTCTCCATTTGCTCTCTACGAACAGTGGAGGTGTCTTGACCCATGATGGTTTTTTCGGGCATGTCTTTGTCTCGGCGAACGCGCTGTCCGCGCTGAGCACCTTGCTTCTGTTCCATCATTTGTCTGATCATGTCAGACATGTTGCTGTTATTCATCATTATGCTCCTCCTTT